TGTTCGGGAAATGCGTCACGCGGACGTATTTCTTGTTGGCCGGCGGCGTGAACGCGACGTTCGGCCAAGACACGGGATGGACAGGCGACAGCACCAGCGATGCGGCCCGGGCGAATAGCGTGGCCTGAATACTGGCCTCTGGTGTAGGCATGCGCTATTGCTCCTCAATGACGAGATTTATGTTCGCCGCATTGCTTGCGACCCTGTCCGCCGGCTCCGCATTCGCCATCGACACCACCGGCTGGCGCGAAAGCGACTACCGGGACGCGCTGTGCTCTGGGATGCGAATGGAAGTAAGCTTGGGCGCCTATGGAAGGGCCGATTGCATGAGCGAGACCCACGCAATTGAAATCGACTGGACAGACAAGTTTAAGCAAGGTGTTGGCCAAGCTCTCACCTATTCCCAGCGCACCGACCTGACCCCAGGCCTCGTCCTGATTTGCCGCCGCAGCGAGGCACTTTGCCTTCAGCATTCATTGGCAGCCCAAGAGACGCTTTCAGCGTATGGAGCAGAGGCGACGGTATGGGAATGCGGTCTTGAAAGCGTAACCCTCGATGACTGCGTGGAAAGGCACATAGCGGCCAGGCCGTAGTTATTCCTTGCTCAACTGGCGGCCAACGGCCTCGACAATGGGCTTCCAGCGTTGAACTGTGAGGCGGATCATGCCGCCCGGCGCCTGTTGCGAGAGCCCATATTCGAGAGCCCGGGCGTAGGGCAGATTGTTGATGAGGAAGATCGTCTGTCCAGCCTTGAGCCCCAAGGCTTCGGCCTGCGCTTTGGTCAGCGTGGCTGTGCCTTCCTTGTCATCGATTTCAAGCGTTCCATTGGGAATTGTCCCAATAGCGACCTGCCAGTTGCCCCGGAAACGCCCGGTATCAACCGGGCTCATCATGATCACTTCGGCGAACACGTCGATGGCGATCTTGCGGATAGCCGTTTCGATCTTGGCCTCGGTCTTTCTTGTCCACTTGGAGACATCACTGGCGAAGCTCATTTACAGACCCATAAAAAAGCCCGCGCAAGGCGGGCTGAGTTAGCGCTGAGCGTCTATGCGTTTGTAGTGTCATTCCAATATGCCTGCTCGACAGCAGGGTTCTTAAGGGCAAAGGACGCCCCTGCCGTGAAAGCATATCCCATTGCCATCGCCGCAATCATAGCTTGATGCCTATCCCAATATACATTGTCACTTGCCGTTGCTTGAGTGGCAAATTCGTCGTCAGTGAAGAAAACTCTCCACTGCATGAAACCAGTCCTAACTTCGAAATAAACGCGGCGAAAAACCATTGTCGTCCCTTACATTGTCTGGGACTTCCACCATTGCGTAGCGGCCACGTCAATACCGGTCTAGACGTCTGACCATCAGGCACTCAGGATCATATCGTGCATCACCGGAATGCCGGCCGGCGCCAGCGTGTTGCAACGAACGATGGTGAGGGCCCTGCCCCCTTCGTAGACGGCGCCGTTGAAGGCGCCATCCACCAGAACCGTGTCTGTCGTCGTTGGCGTGATCGACAAGCCTGTTACCGAACCGAGGATTTGGACGTCGCTCGACTTGATGACGGTCCCGCCTATGTCGCGGCCCGCGTCCTTCAGATCGATGGGCAGCACCGCCAGCGTGCAGGGATAGTCGACATCGTTCATCGTGCCGCTCTCAGGATCCCAAGGGACGCCGCCCGTGCGCTCCTGACGCCTGATAGCGCCGACTTGGCCGAATTCGGCAATCAGCTCATCGGCGTCGGCTTGGCTCTCGATGTAGTCGAACTTCTCGATTGCCATCGCTTACACCCGGAGGAGATCGACCGAGGCACCGCCAGCGGCTGCTAGCAGCCCGGCGAGCAGTTGGTCGATGATGGCAATGTTGGGCCGTGCGGAGGCCGCGCTGGCGCCCCCGGCGTATTCCGTTTCCTTTTCCAGCGGTCCGACCTTCTTCTTCTCGCGCGTCACGGTGCGCGAGGCGACAAAATCGGGGGCGAGCGAGCCAGGCGCGACCAGTTCGCGGCGGGCGGCCTCGATGATTGCATTCTTCACCGCCTCCGGTGCGTCGGCATTGTCCCAGTCTGTCGCCCAGCGACCATTGCCGATGCCGGCGATATAGTCTTGGCCTCGCCTAATGGCGGCGGTCTTTACCGCGTCGGCGCCGGTCCAGTCCGTCCAGCCGCGCAGGGCGGCATAGGCATCTGCTTCGGCCGTGGTGACGGCGGGATCGGTGTAGGAAAGCGTCACTGATCCATCCTTCCTTCAACCATCGCCGACGCGTATCGGTGTTGGAGCATCATCACCGCGGTGCCAAGCGGATGGCGACTTCCCGCCTCCCCACTCCACCCAGTCGCCTGGCTGCCATCCTCATTGCATGTCGCATAGGCGAAGCCGATCAGCGTTCCCGCTTTGGCTCGCGCCATGAGCATTTCCAAGTCGTCGAGGATTTCAGCGCTGGGCGATCCTGGCATCCTGCCGCCATGGATCGTGGCAATGTCAGCCATTACGGCTCGCCCGATCATCGACAGCGGCCTGAATGATCGCCTTGGCACGCTCGACCGGGGTACCGTTCTCAGTCTCGACCACAGGGCCACCGGAAAGATCAGCAGCCAGCGCCAGCATTTCATCATCCGTCATAGCTTCCCACTCTTCGGGAATGGCCGTCGGGACACCATCGGGCGTTTCGCTGACAGGCTGACCATCAGCGGCCAGGGCTTCGAGTGCCGCGACGATCTCGGGCTTCTTCGCCGGCAGGGCATCGCCCAGCACTTTCTTGGCGGCAGACTTGAAGGCCATGAAGTTGCCATCGGCCAAAGCCAGGGCATCAGCAGCGCCGGGAGGAATAGCGGTGTCGGTCTTGGCCGGTGGCGGCGTGACAGGCTTCTTTGCTCCGCCCTTCTCGCCGTCGCCGTCATGGTCTAGCGGGTCACGGAACACGGCGTCGATGATCTTGAAGCCCTGGCTGTTGAGTTCGCGCTTGCGCTCCATCGAAACGGGGTGCGGCTCATAGGCGATCTTGTCGAGAGTGATCTTGGCCATCTCAAGCCTCCCCAACGACGATGGCGGTGATGACGCCCGCCGCGATGGTGAAGGTGTAGGTGGCCGCGCCGATGGTGATGACCTGATCATCTTCGATCACGGCGCGCGTATCTCCAACGTCAGGCGCAGGAGGTGCGTCCGGGTCGATAACATCCACCTCCTCGTAGCCTTCCGGCACTGTCCCGGCGACGAAATCGCTGGCTTCGAGAATTGGGGACCCGCCGCTGTTGCCGAGATGCGGCGCGACGGAGCCGTTGGACACATTGACGGAGTATGCCGGCACGCAAAGCGCATTGAGCGCCGCGATATCCGCCTTCTCGCCAACGGTCGCCACGGCGCCCGCGGTGAAGTAGATGATCTTCTTGGTGGCCATGTAAGTGAACTCCGGTGGGTTGCTGATCTTGGTGATGGGGCGAGCGAACCCGCCCCACTGCGAAGATCAGGGCTTGGAAGCGTCACCGATGGAGATGACGCCGGCCGTGTGCTTGATGCTGTTCGCGACCTTGTCCCAGTTGGTGCCGGTCGCCAGTTCGGCATCGGTCGGGGACTTGCCGCCGTTGTTCTCGTCCCAGGTGTAGCCCTTGAGCGAGAGGCCGAAGGTGTAGTCCACCTGCATCGTGGTCTCGATGCGGGTCTGGCCGTTCTTGGTTTCGACGTTGGCGATGACATCGGAGCCGTCGAACACCGTCGCGGCGCCCTCGGTGAGGGAGAGCACCTTTTCCTTGTCCGGAGTGCCAGCGGCATAGAGAGCCGGCGCGTCGGTGACGACAACGGCCTTGCCCAGCACGTCGATGACATTGACCGAGCGGCTGTCGAACAGATGCGCGCCATTGGCCAGGTTCTGGCCGATCAGCTTGTGTGCCACGCCACCGGTCATCACCTGGGCGACAAGCTGGCCGGAGTGATCGCCGAACTTGGCATGAGCGCCGTTGATGGCGCTGTAGGTCAGGCCGGTCGTGGCGCTGACATCGTTGGTTGCCGTGGTCTGATTGCTGATCGCAGCAACAAGAGCGGCAATGGCGGTGTTGAGCTGGTCGGCGAGCATCGCTTCGGCCAGGTTGCGCGAGATCACCTCGATACCTTCCGCCGTGGGCTTCTGCAGCCAGGTAAGCTGAGAGGGCTCAAAGCGGATGGGGCCGAAGCCGCCCGCCACCTTGACGGCCGAATGCTTGAGCTGGGTCAGGTCGGTCGGCGTCACGGACGCCTGAGCAGCATAGCG